ATCTCCCGCTTCACCTGCTCGGTCGCCTTGCGGATTTCGCCTGAGCCAAGCAGCGATCGGAAAGGGTTGACCGAGGCCACCTTGTCAAGCGCCTGAGTCCCCTCCTGCACGTAGCGGCCCAACGAGTCGTAGTGCCCCTTGATCTCCCGCTTCACCTGCTCGGTCGCCTTGCGGATTTCGCCTGAGCCAAGCAGCGCCCTAAAGCTCTCCGCCACCCCCTTGGCGCCCTGGGCCAGGCCCTCTGCCACACCCTTGCCAGCAGCCTTGCCCGCCTCCACCCCGCCCTTCTCTAAGCGGTCCTTTACAACATTCATCGACTTCGTCGCCGTGGCCTCCAGGGCCGCTGCCGCTGACCCCGCATCCTTCAGCCCAGCCTTGAGCTGGTCCAGCGAGGCCTTGTCCAGAACCCGGAGGGCGCTGACCAGCCCCTTGGCGACGCGGGTAAGCTCCGCGAGGGCAGTTACCGCGGGATCTGCGTTGGCGCCAAAGCTGAGGTCTTTATCGGACATGTCGTCACCAATGAGTTGAGGCCCAATACTTGGGCCTCAACGTAGTTCTTGGGAATCCCCCGGGCTTCACTTGCCGGCCTGGGAAGCCTTGACCTTCTCCAGAGCGTGCGCCATGTAGGCGCCGTCCATCTCTTGCAGCACATCGATGTACCGGCCTCGGCGGCACGGCTCGATGTCAAATGCCTGGAGGTAGGCAAGCATCTCGCTGATGGAGACCGGCTGCGGCCCGCCCATCCCCGCCTGACGGGACCTGCTCAACCTGTTGAAGGCCGCCAGGTACCTGTGATCGTGCGGCTCCAGCTTGGGCCTGCGCAGCAGGGCCGCCGGGGCGGTGCCTGTGCGCTTGCGCCGGTCCTCCAGCGCCTTCAGGTGGGGCCCCCACTCGAGGGACCACCTGATGTGCTCGCTCAGTCTTTTCCCTGCTCCGCCTCGGCCTTCACGCGGAAGGCTTCGAAGTTGTCAGAGAAGCCGCCAATCTTGCGGCGGAAGTCCTTGATGCGCAGGTAGGCGCGGGCCTGCTCGCGGCTGTAAGGCACAGCCTTACCGTCCTGCGTCAAGCCTTCCCAACCCAGCAGCAGGGTCTCGGCCATCACATCGATCAGCACGTCTTCGGCGAGCTTTTCAGCCTCTTCGCCGGCCGACATGTCGATCTGGGCCTCCTTCATCTTCTGGCGCAGGGTGGCCATGTACTTGTCGTTGCCGGAGCGGGCGACCAACACCTTGGCGGTCTTCGAAAGCGGGAACCACTTGCCTTCGGTTTCCAGCTTGTCGTCGGTGGTGAACGTGGCGATGATGTCCATCTTCTTCTCTCTTTGGTGAAAATGCCCCTGACGGGGCGGGTAGCGGGGCGGCCCTCACCGCCCCAAACTATCAGGCTGCGACGGCGCGAGTCAGGCGGATGCCGCGACCGGTGGTCGGGCTGTAGAACGCCTGGAACGGCAAGCTCAGCATCGTGTCGTCGTTACGGCCGCCCAGGTTCAGGCCGCCGTCCTTGAACTGGACCTTGTCCATCTCGACCAGGTAGCCGTTGCCAGCTGCGTCGGCCATGCCCAGCGCCAGGCTGGTAGTCGTGCCGGCCAGCCACTTGTTGTAGTAGTTGGCGTTCTCGACGTAGATGTCCATGCTGCCGGTGATGGCCAGCTCACCCAGACCGATGCCGGCGTTGCCGAAGATGCCGATGGCCTTCTGCGCACGCATGTTGTTGGCGATGTTCAGCTTCACCGATTTGATGAAGCTGGAGCTGCCGCCCAGGACGCTAGAGCCGTTCTCGTAGATCGCACCAACGTCGGCCACAGAGTTCATCACCTCCAGCGCTTGCGACGCCACCGGCGAGCCGGGCAGCGTGGTGGCGCCGACCATGCCGTCGTGGCCCTGGCCCAGGAAGCCGAAGCTGCCCGTGATGATCGAGCCGACGTCCAGCGACAGGTCCATGCTGTTGGCACGCATGCCGCGGAACGGCAGGAACTGGTTGATGTCCGTCATCGCGTATTCCAGCGTGAAGGAGCGAGCCAGAGAGGCGCCGTTGGCGACCGTCGACTGCGAGATGGCGTAGCCGGCTGCGGTCACACCGATGATGCCCACACCGGTGATCGGGGTAGAGGCGTCCAGTGTGATGATCGTGGCTGTGGTGGTTGCGACCTTGAACCAGCGATCAGCGAAGTAGGCCTTCACCGCAGCAGTGGCGGCGCCGGGAGGCACGATCTTGATCCACGAGCCGTTGGGCAGCGCGGTGAAGATGGACGCACCGGTGGTGGCGACCGAGGCGGTGATGGTCGTGGCCGTGGTGGCCATCGAGAACGCGGCACCCAGACCGGCAACGCCGAAGTGGGTGAAGGTGCTGCCCAGCAAGCTCTCCAGGAAGGGGTCGTACTCCTCGCCCGAAAGCTCGAAGTTGAAGCCGCCGTCCAGGTTCATGTCCGTGATGGTCAAGCCCGTGGACAGGCGGTCAGCCCGCACCTCGTTCGAGGTGACCGTCGAAAGGGCTGCCTTTGTGGTCAGGCCCGTCTGGCGGAGGTTCACGCCGTTGCCGGTTGTAGGGGTGGTGCCAGCGACGGTCTCAGTGATGTACCGCAGTTGGCCGTAGGCGCTAGAGGCGAAAGGCATGGTGTCTCCTTGGCAGAGCTTCGAGTTATCTCAATCTGCCGCGGAGACTAGGGACGCGATTCCCGGAAGTAAATCCCCCCTCACACATCCACACGGAAAGGGAACATCAGGCCGCGCTTGTACCAGCCCAGCGCGGTCACAGGCATCATCGGGTCAGGGAACTCCAGCACGCCCCCAGCTACTCGCAATCCTGACAAGGTCTTGTCCAGGCTGTCGAGGATGGCGTCGGCCAGGGCAGTGCCCTCCCCCGCCTTGGTGAAACACCGAACGGCCACGGTCCCGGTGTAGCGGCCCGCCTTCGGCCCGCCCACGCCCAGGCTGTTGCCCGAGTACATGCGCAGCTCGACGTCCAGCCACGGCGATGACACCTTGTTCTGGTCAGGCACAGGGCCGTTCTCGAAGGCGATGTCGATGGTGGGGTAGTTGGCCTGGTGCCAGTCCACGAGGGCCTGCGTCACGCCAGCCCGGAAGTTTTCGATGCTCATGCGAACTCCGCGTTGAAGCTGTTGCCGGCCATGCGACCGTAACCGAGGCCGCGCTTTTGGCCCTTGCCCACCGGGCGCTTGCGCCACTGCACGTCCATGCGCTGGATGACCATCTCGGCGGTCTCGTAGGGCAGGTTCTCCTCGCGCAGGCGTTCATGCCAGGCGGGGTTCTGGTATTCGGCCAGGTACAGGACCTGGTCGGTGGCGCCCTTGTTGCCCCAGGGGCCGCGGTCCCCGTACACCGAGTTCGTGAAGTAGACCTTGGTGTGGCGGGTGATCCCCATCATGAAGCTGCTGGTGTGGCTGCCGCCGTAGCGGGCGGATACCTTCTGCCACGCCTCGCTGTCCCCAACCTCGTTGGGAGAGTCGCGCCCGCCCAGGATGTCGTAGACCTTGCCCATCTTCCCCGAGTCGTGCACCGTGGTGTCAGGTCTGCCGATGCCGAGGTTCCAGTTCTCCGCCGCGTGGCCGGTGAACTGTGGGGTCGTCAGGACAAGCTCTTTCAGCGTCAGCCAGATCAACTTGCGGTACTGCTCGACAAACATCAGCTCCGCCCGCCTGACAAACAGGTCGATCTGCTCGATGGCCAGGGCGGTGCCCTTGACCTTGAACATCAGAGGCCCCGTGCGTGCGCGACCACGGCGCCGCCGAAGATGTCCGTGGCCAGGACCTGGTAGCTGCGGTCGGCAAACTGGATGACGCTGCCGGGGCCGGCAACCGTGCCGGATGGCAACACCACCGACACATCGCCGTCTTCGTACTTGCGGTCGGCCTCGCTGCTCTGCTCGAACAAGTTCTGCCAGCGCACGCGCAGCGCTTTGACGGGCACGCCGGCTGGGTTGGCCACCACGTAGGCACCCGCGACCGGGTCGTAGACCCGGGTCACCAGCGCGGCAACCTCCGGCGCGTGGTCGAGCTGAAGGCTGAAGGCCGAGAAGAAGCCCGAGGGCATAGGCCGCTGCGACAGCGTCAGGTAGGCGCCAGAAGCGTTCCACAGCACCATCCGAGCCGCCACCGGCGAGGGCAGAAACACGTCGAAGGTGTGCGGCATCTCGGAGGACAGGGACTCCTGCTTGGCGTCCTTGACCCAGTAGGGCGCGGCCCAGAGCTTGTAGGCTGTGACGCCGGCCAGGTACTGGCTCAGGCTGGAGACGTTCAGCTCCGCCGTTACCGGCGAGAGCACGTACTTGCGGCGGTGCAGCTCCTGCATGCCGTCTGGCTCGCCCTGGCCAACGATCCACCGCTCACCTAACAGGTCCACAGTGCGGTGCACGGGGATCGTCGCAGTGGGCGCCACGGAGAGCACCCGGCGGTAGGCCGAGTAGGCGTCGCGCTTGGCGTCCTCAAAGGGCTCAACCTGGCCGCGAAACAGCAGAGACCCCGTGTAGGGGTCTGTCACCTCGGTGCGGTCGAAGTAGCTCGACGCTTGGGCAAGGGTCATCATGTGCCGGTCACCGGGTCGTAGTTGCGTGGCGTGCGTCGGAACACTGACGGCGGTGTGATGGCTGCCAGGGCGCCGGCGCCTTGCAACGCCGCGTAGGCTTCCGCAAGGTCGGTGCGGCAGCCGGCGAAGAACGCGTCCACGCGAGCCAGCACGTCTCGGTACGGAGAGTCGGAGAAGCGCGAGGTGCTCGCCTTGCCGTCGCTCACGTCCTTGGGCGCCAAGGTGCCGAGGGACACGCCCACGTGCTTGGCCAGGGCGTAAACGGCGAAGAGGTGGGCCGACGTGACGAGGGCCTCCTCTTGCGCGGTGCGCAGCTCCGGCGACTTCTCGGAGGCGAGCAAAAAAGCCGCAGGCAAGGACGCCGAGACTTTCGCAAGCTCCCGAGTCAAGCCCATCTCATAGACGGGCAGGCTCAGCACTGCGTCGGGCAGCTCGATATGGTTCACGCCGAGGGCTGCGCGGACCTCGTCGAGCTCACAGTACTGGGTCAATGCCATGCGGAAAGCTCCTGCGAAACTTTAGTCTTCGCCGAAGGCCAGCTTGCCAGCCTGCTCTTGGACTTCAATGAAGTTGTCGATCTCGACCTTCTGGGGCGTGCTCGTGAACACCACGTTGGTGAACAGGTGGCGCAGCTCGCCGTGCACGGCGCGGACGTACTCCTTGCGGGGTGCGGCGGCCTTCGGGGCCTTGGGGGTATCGGTCTTGGTTACGTCAGACATGTCGGTTCCTCGTAAAGCGGGGCGGGTCTGCATGGCGGACCCGCCCCGTTCAACCCATCAATCCAGAGGATTACAGGGTCAGGCTCAGCACTTCGAAGGCTTCGTCGAACAGGCGGTAGACCAGCTCACCCTTGTCGATGCGCAGGGCGGTCGAGCGCTTCAGGGCGAAGCTCTCGATGGCGCTGTACTGGGCGGTCAAGCTGTTGACGCGGTGCACGCCGTAACGTGCGTCGATGCCCATGAACGTGTTGGCAGGCCAGTTGGCGTCGTTCGTCAGGACGAACTTCACCTGGGTCGGCCAGTTCGGGTTCACGACGCTGACGTTGATGTCCATGCCGGAAGGGTTGTCCTTCGAGCCAGAGGCCACCTTCTCGGCCGCGTACATCGCACGGATGGACAGCAGACCGGCCAAGTCCGTCATCACGTGGGTGATGGTGCGGTAGTTGGCGTTCTTGGTCAGCCACTTCAGCCAGGCGGTGTAGGTCAGCACACCAGCGGCCACGATGGACGTGTCCAGGGTGTTGGCCTTGACCACCTTGCCCGCGATGGTCGACAGAGCAACCATGCCCAGGTCGGTATCACCGTTCAGCAGGCTCAGGATGTAGCCCTGGGCACGCTCGTTGGCTTCGATGGCAGCCTGACGGGCCACGGCCATGCCGACCAGGTCCATGGTGGTGGACTTCATCGCCTGCTCGGAGATCTCCAAGCCAATGCCCCACGAAGGGATGCGCTGGCTCTTGTCCGAGGCGGTGATGCTCATCATCATCGGGGGCAGTGCCAGCTGCGCGACCGGCGCCGAACGGGCACCCTCGACGCGAGCGTAGCTGATCACCGGGCGTTCCCAGCGGTCGCTGCTGATGCTGTCTTCCATGCCCACGATTTCGTCCAGGGCGTTGGGGTTCGCGCTGTAGTCGCGGGTCATCTTGTCCTCGATCACGTCGAGGATGACGGACGGGAACAGGATGCGCGAGGCGGGCACGCCTTCACGAGTGATGGCAGCGCCCTTGCCGGGGTTCAGCACGTCTTCAAGGGTCGAGGCACGCAGGCCGATTTCCTTGTCGCCGCGCACGAACACGCCGGTCTGCTCCAGCACCTGCTCGTAGGCAGAGCCGTGCTTCTCGGTGTTGGTGGGGTACAGGTTGCCCATGTACTGCTTGAGGGACTGGCCACGATCCGCGGCTTCGCGGTACAGGTCCAGGCTCAGGTTGACGGCTTGCTTATCGCCAGCCGCGTCGATGTAGATCAGGTCGCTCATTTATTGTTCTCCTTGTGGCGACTGGGAAATCAGACGCGCTCGATCAGAGCGGTCTGGCCGACAGCGGTGGTGCCATCCAAGGCAACCACGCGCCACTTGAAGTTCAGGGCGCTGCCGGCGGCAGTGGCCTTGCAGACCTTCGGGGGTGTGGGCAGTTGGGCAGTGCCGCGAGCGACAAGCGTGCCGGCCACCACGTAGTCGCCGACAGCGATCACGCCGGTGCCCGGGGTGGCTTGCAGGCCGTCCAGGGTCACGCGCACTCGGCCATCCTTGCGGACGGAGCCGATGTAAAAGCCGTCAGCGATCTGCTCGTTGGCAGACTCGACGACACCTTCGATTTCGTTGCCAGCAGCGCACAAGCCGTACTGGCTGTCGCCTACCAGCTTCACGAACTTGCCCACGTCGGCATCGGTCAGCTGGTTGGACACACCCGTGCCGTCGGCCAGGCGGGCCGAGTCGTGGATGCGGTAGGGAGACAGGGTCTCCGTCATCTTGAATTTCGCCATTGCAGTCTCCTTGATCAGGCGGGTTTGGTAGCGTTCATGCGGCGTGCGCGGACGGAATCCGTCACGACCTCACGGCTCTCGGACGAGCCCGACGACGAAACCGCCGCCACACCGCCCGCCTTGAACTTCGTCTCGAACGAGCTGCGCAGGCTGGCGTGCATGGCCAGCAGCGAAGCGTCGTCCAGGCCTGCGGAAGCGCCGGCCGACTGGCCCATCGCTACCTGCAGACGATCCACAGAGGCCACGACCAAAGATCGCATCGAGGCCATGACACCGGCGCTGGTTTCAGCCGCAGCCGTCAGGGCTCGCACCTGCACGTTCAGCTCCAGGTTCTGGGCCTGTGCAGTCGCCAACTGACCTTGCAGGAAGGTCACAACGTCAGCGCTTGACGCTGCCGGGGCCGGGGCCGGGGCCGGGGCCGGGGTCTGCTCAGCAGATGCTGCGGGTGCGGGGGTGGCTTCAGGCGCCACAGCCGCCGGAGCAGCGGGCACCTCCGGGGTTTCGGTCGTTGCAGCGGCGCCAGCCTGAAGGGGCATGCCCTCCGCCAATGCGGCCACGTGCTGTTCGGTCAGTGCAGTTTTCACCACGGGTCCTTTCAAAGAATTGGCGCCATACTGGG